GAAGTCTCGTTCAAATCAGCGCCAGTGGTCGGGCGATTGCTGTTGGTTCCACCATTGACCAGCGGGTGAGCAGTGCTGAACAACGAAACGCCGTCGCCGCCAATGTAGTTGGCAGAGAAACCGTTGTTGATAACAGCAGCAGCTTTAACCTGCTTGGTGTACGCCATACCGCGTGCCAAAGCCTTGGTGTAGCGGGCAGACAGACTGTCGTACAGGTTGTCTTCCACAGCTTCCTCGGTGATGGAGAAGCCCAGCGCAATGGTTTCGTGGTTGTAACGGGAAGTGAAGGCTTCCTGCGCATTGTCATAAGCAATGGCTTGGCCCTCGTTCTTCACCGGTGCAGCACCGAATCCAGCGAGCTTGGTTTCTTCTTCAAAGCTACGCTCCGATTTCTCGGTCTCGTAGATTTCCTTGTGCTCTTCGCCATAGCGGGCGTATTCAAGTCCGTACAGAGCGTTCAGACCCGGAAGGAGTTCCTTCAATAGTTGTGCGCGTGAAATAGCCATGATTTAGCTCCTTATGCACCGGTTGCAGAATAGTAACCGTGCAGACCTTGGTTGAACTTAACCAAGATTTCGGGGTACTGGGTGAAGACGACGGTCGAGCTGTAAACACCCGAGTTGATTGTGAAGCTTGCGGCTTGGTCCAGCACAACGGAGGTTGCGCCAGCGGATGCTGCGGTTTTCACAAAAGAACCCGTCGATGCGACTTGACCACTGGTGGTCAACACAGAAACGTCCGTACCAACGGGCAGCGCGTAAGGCAGGGCACTCACGGTCAGGGTAGTAGTACCCGTGCTGTAAGTGGCAGTACCCAGAGCAACTGCGGTCTCAGGCACAACACCCATCATGCGCAGCGGCAGAGTGGTGGTGACAGGAGTGTCCGTAGGAGCCAGAACGGCGTTGGCCGAATTGCCGGTGTTGACGCTGCCGGTGTTGTTGATGGCTGACAGGTTAGTGCCAATCATCGCCAGAGCGCCCGAAGCAACGGTAGTACCGGAGCTGCAAACAACCGCCTTGAACACGGCATCAGGGTCATCCAAGATGTAGGCTTGGCAATCACCGGCGGCGGTGCTTGCGGGCCAATACTGGGAGAACAACTTTTGCTTAGTTGTGGGGTTGGTGTAGGTGCAACCCAAGAAAATACCGACGGTCTGGTTCAGACTAGAGCCGGTAGAGACTGAGGCGCGTGTGGCAAAGCCACGGGATAGAACCACGAAATCTCCGTAGAAGATGCTGGTCGCGTAACCGTACTGGATGTTGTACATGCGGGTAGAACCTGCAAATACTTGACCACCAATAAGGTTCTGCGGCAACAGTCCGTACGGAGCTGATACGACAGGATATGCCATGAAAAACTCCTATTTATTTAAGACCGAGACCAAAACCGCCACGCGTTGAACTGGATTTTCTTTCCGAGAACAACGGCATGCGCGGGTCATTCTGACGCAAAAAGCTATTGTCTACCGAGTCCATCTGTTGCTGTGCTTGCCCGTTGTAGTACTCAGCCATAGCTTCTACGTTCTCGGTCGGCTGTTTGCAAAGCATCAGCCCTCCGATTTCGATGTTGCCTGTCTTTTCGTTGCCGGTTAGCATCATTTCAGGGTAATCCACTGCCTTACACGGTTCCCATCCGTCACGCAATTTACGCGACACATTGGTAGGGTCAGATTGCCCTAGGATGTGTGTCGCAATCCAGCGGTGCGTCATACCGGGGATTGGGTCGGGGTCAGGCAGAGTACTGGACGGTCGATAGACCTTACGCACAGATTTTTCGCGGGAAACAAGGTCACGGGATTCACGAGTTGCCATAATATTAAGACTCCAATTTTGCTACTTGAGCAGCGTACTGCTGCGGGGTTAATCCAAACTTCTTGGCCAACGCAAGCGCTGACGGCGTAATCTGAATTTTCTTTGGCCCTGACGAACGGGTCGCTGGGGCTACCACGGATGCTGGACGCTGACTCCTTTCACTTTGGGGCTTTTCACTCCGGCTACTCCCGAATACTTCGGGAAACTTGCTTCTGACACTATTGTCAATCTGCGCGTAGTACTCATCACTTTGCGGGTCGATGCCCGAGTTCACTAGCTTTTGATGCAACCCTAGTGCGTAGTTGGATACATCCTCGAACCCCTCAGAACCGAACCACTGGTTTTTTGCTTGCCAGCGCAAGGATTTTTGGTCAGGTTTTCCCTGTGGGGCCACAGGTTGTTGCGTTTGTACACTATCGCTGTACGTTTGTAAAGGGGCCGGACGGAAGCTTTTTGCCCGCTCCAAGTTGAACTTGGCGTCGGTCATGGCTTCCTGAGCGGCAATGATGGCGTCCGTGTCAAAGGCTTCTTGCGCTTCCTTGTACTGACGGCGGGCCTTTTCCATGTCTGCTTCCGCAGCGGACAGGCCGGAGGCAGCAATCTGCTTTGTGCCCTGCTCGACGTAGCCCTTGAGCTGCTTGTTCTCGTCCAACAAAGCTTGGGCCAGCCGCTCCAGCTCTTGTTTTTCCCGCAGGGTGGACTCTTTGGCGCGGCGCTCGTCGTGCCGTGCGTGGGTCAGCTTCTTGATGCGCTCTTGGACTTTGGAGCTGTAGGTCTCCAGTTCTTCGTCCGTGGGGTCTTCGACCGGCTCTTCCAGCTTTTGACGACCGCGGTCTTGCTCCGGGGTGTCGTCTACAACTTCGACTTCAATGTCGGTGTCGCCGGTTTCAATGTCAACGGTGACGGTTTTTTCGTCTTCAATCTCATCGGGAAATTTGAATTCAGACATGGGTGATTCCTCTCGGGTCTTGCACAACACCTTCAACTTGGTCGTCGTTGATTAAGCGCATCTCGCGCCCATACATCTTGAACCGTGTACCTGCGTACGTGCGGGTGAGTATGAAATCGCCTTCCTTGCACCAAGGGCCTGTGGGGAACTTGGATTTATCGGAATAGGCGTCAGGGCCGACCTTGACCACAAACAGAACTGCTGTGGTCAGCTCTTCACGCCGTATAGTTTCCTTGGGCTTGAGGAGGTTTGTGCCTTCAATCAGCTCTTCAACTTCAGGCAAGAAGCACAACAGCTTGTACCCAGACGGGTCGGGTAGCTGCTTGGCTTTTTCCGCATCCGTCAGCGTCTCGTCAGGGACTTCCGCTGTTTGGATGGGTTGGGGCATTTCAACCCCCGGAGGCAAGAGGATGTCACTCATCGTTGTTTTCAACTTTCTTCAGCAGGGCCAACAGGTAGGACTCTGCGGTGGCTAGGCCCTGTATCACCCCGCAAAGTTTTTGGTACTCTTCAAAAGAACGGCAGGCCCCACCAGCCATGTCGTCCGCGTAGTTGTTCATATCCATGCGTATTTGTTCGCGCAATACGCGTGCGAAATCTTGAATCATTCTTCAGTCTCCGTTGGTGTAGCTTGTTGGGTTTGCATCGCTTGGTCTTTTGCAATCTGTGCACCCAGTTTTACCCCTGCGTGTTCTTGGTCAAACTTCTGCTGGGCCTGTTTCTCCCGGATGGAAGCTCCGACCTTTACGCCCTCCAACTGCATGCGTGCAGCAGCTTCTTCTTTGCGTGCGTTGTTGACGTCCGCTTTGGCCGCTGCCTCCATCACCATGCGTTGCTTCTCCAGCTCCAGCTTGGCTTGCTCAATTGCAAAGTCCTGCTGAACCTTCTGCGCCTCCAACTGCAAGCTGCCTTGCTTGAGCTGCAACTCCTGCTGCTGCATCACCACCATCGGGTCTTGGGCTTGTTGCTGCGCTTGCTGTTGTTGTGCTTGCTGCTGGTTCACCTGCAACGCCTGCTGCGCGGCCTGCGCCATCATGCTGGACAACGCCTGCTCAATCTGCGGTGGCAAGTCTTCGTCCTCGGGCGGCAGGGCCAAGCCCAACTGCGCCTCAATCTGCTTGCGGTACTGGTAGCCCGCGTGCTCGGCAACGTGCGCCATGAGCGCGGCTTGGATGACCGGAGCTTTGGGGTTCTGCCCAATGCTGGCTGCAATCATGGGGTCTTGCATCATCGACATGTGCACCGCGATGTGCGCTTGGTGGTCTTGGTTCAGGAACGCCTTCACCGGGTCGCCTTTGAGGAGCGACATATTCTCGGTCACCGGGTCGCGTGGCTTCTGGTCTTCCGGCAGGGGAACCAACTTGTCGGCGTTCTTGATGCCCAGAATCTCCAGCATGTTGCGGTGCAACTGGGGCATGTTGTAGATGTCCGGCGACGCCTGTGCCATCTGCATGACCGCTTGGTACTGGACGACCCGCTGGCTCATGGTGGCCGCGTTGGGGTCGCTGACCGGAATCACGTCCACATGGTCGTAGTCCTCACGCTTGGCCGTGGGTGCGCCAATGTCGGGCTGGTAGTCGTACGCTGGCTCCGTGTAGTCACGGATGATTGCCGCCAGCAGCCGCAGCTCCTGCTTGAATGTATAGTGCAGCCGGGCCTGAACCGCCGACATCACCTTGAGCTGGCGCTCCAGCAGGGCCAACGTAGTGCCCACCGGCGCTTGACCGGACATGTCGCTAATCTTCATGTCCGCCGTGGACGCGAACCTTCTACCTTCTTCTACGATGTTATTCAGCAAAGTGTATAGAACTTGGCTGGGCTCTTTGTACGGCAGGGGCAGGATGTTGTCGCGCAGCGCACCGGAGCCAATGTCTACGTCACGGAACTCGCCCGGCTGGATGGGAGTGTCGTCTCCCTTGATGCGCAGGCCACGAGACTTCAGACCGCCGGGCAAGTTGGACAACGTGCCCGCATCCACCAACTGGCGCATGATGCTAGTCGCGCTCTTGGCAAAACCGCCGATGAGGTGGAACAGCCCGAACCCGTACGCGCCAAAGCCGGGGATGTACTGGTAGTGCACAAAGTGCTGGCGCTTGAGCTTTAGCTCGTCGTCCTCCAGCCAGTTGCGACGGATGGCCAGCACATCGTTGCTGCCCTTAATCATCGTCACCACGTACGGCAACGCGATGCCGGTCATGCCTTCTTTGTCTTCGTCCTCGAATCCTGTGATGTCCAAGTCCACATGCACTTCATAGACCGTGTACCGGTCGTCGTTGATGTCGCTGAAGCCAGTCTCTTTGTCCTTGGCTTGCTTGATGTCGCTGCGGTCTTTGTCTGTCTCTGGCAGCTCGATGTCGCGGTAGAACCCAGCTTTCTGGAGCTTGATAATCTCATTCTCGGTCTTGCGCATGACGTGCGTGATGCGGTAGCACGTATCCAAGTCGGTTGTCCCGTACGGCAGGATGATGTCCTCTGCCGGTATGAACATGGAAGCCTGACGCCCAAGGCTGGGGTCATAGTAGACCTTCTTGAACGCTGACCCCGTAGCGGGCAGGCTCCATAGCATGCGTTCTTGCTCAGGCCGAAACTCGCGCATGACTTCCGTCAGCTCATAATTCATGTCAGCCTCGACACGCTGCGCGGCTTCGAGTTTCTCGGGAGTCTCTTTACCCACAATCTTGGTGCGCACCGGGCCTTGCGCTGGGAACATCTCCGTGATGGTCTCCGACTGGAAGCGCACCACAGCCTCGGTAATCATGGGGTGGAACACGCCGCTGGCGCCTTGCCACGGCTCCGTACGGTCTTCGTACTGCAAGCCCAACAGCTTGATGCCCTCGGTGTACGCTTTCTCCCAGTCCTTGCGGCTGGCTTTGTCGTTGTCAATGTCGTTGGACAGGTCACTTGCAAGCTCCTGCAAGTCCCCGTCGTCCATCAGGTCGGCCAAGTTTGCGCCAAAGTCGTCCATGTTGTCGCCGGGGCGGATGGAAAGGTCAAGGTCTCCGGCGTGGATATTGACTTCTTCGGGGTCAACAATCTCAATCTCGATGGGCTCCTCGTCCCCAGCAAGGTCGTCCATGCCGAGCGGTGCTTGATATAACCCTTTGTCAACATTGGTAGCCATACTTATTTCTTTCAGTAGTATGCGGCTGCACGCCGCCTAAAAATTTTCGGCTCATCCTTCTCATCGGAGTCCAACGGGATGAAGCCGCCTTGTCGATAGCGCAGCAGGGCTTGGGTTGTCGTGTCCACGTAGTCATCGTTCTCCCCCACCGGGAAAGCCGCAATCTCTTCAATCACCTCACGCGCCCAGCGTGTATCGGGAGCCCACACTTTACCTGATGTGAACAAGTCGGCCACCGCGTTGACACGCACCATCTTGTCGTTGCCACGGCTGGGGCTGAACTCTTGTACCGGGATGCCCATCTGGCGCAGTTCTTGGATGAGCGGTGCACCGGCGGCTTTCTTCTCCACGATGAACGCGTCAGGCTCCCACTCTTTGTAGTGCCGCAGCGCAACTTGCTTGAGCTCGGGGAATGCCATGCGGTCTTTGAACGCATCCAACAGAATGATTTGGGGCGTGTTGCCCTCTTCTTCGTTGTACCAAACGCCCCACGTCGTGCAGGCGCTGTAGTCGGACGTGTTCTTGGTTTCAAACGCCGTGTCCCAACTCTGGAGGACGTATTCACACTGGGGCGGGTCTTCTGCCGTCCAAATCCGCCAACTTTTGCGGGAAATCAGCGCCGAGTTGTCCATTGTCGGCTGCTGCATATACTGGGCGTTCCAGTACCGGGGGTCAATGCTGGCTTTGGTGGCTTTCAGGGACTCCAACGTCCACTGCTCGGGCCAGAGGGACTTCTCCTGCGGCGTGTCTTCGTTCAGGATGGCTGGAAGCTCCACGATTTCCCACGGAATCGACTCAGGATTCTTGGTTTGGTACGTCAGTAAGCGTCCTGTCAGGTCCAGCAGCGACCAACGGGTCATCACGATGATGATTGCCCCGCCCGGCATCAGCCGTTGCAGCGGTCCGGTCTGCATCCACGACCACGCGGTGTCAAACGCAAGGCGGCTGTTGGCTTTTACGTCCTGCTCAGAGTGCGGGTCGTCGATTACGAACAAATCCGCGCCGCGCCCGGCCAGTGCACCGCCCACACCGGCAGCGTAGTACTGGCCTCCGGCCCCGGTTGACCACTTGCCCGCCGCTTTTTGGTCGGCTGCGACCCGCGTATCGGGAAAAATGGCGCTGTAGTCCTCACTGTCCAGCAGATTTCGCACCCGGCGACCGTAATCTTCCGACAAACCCGCCGTGTGGGTAGCCATGATGATTTTTTTGTCGGGGTATTTGCCTAAAAAATAGGCAGGAAACAGGTAGGAACTGAATTCGGACTTGCCCATACGGGGCGCAATGTTGATGATGACGCGTTTTTTGCGCCCTTCAATCACGTCCGTGAAGATTTTGGCCAGCTTGCGGTGGTGTGCGCCGATTTTGAAGCCCGGGTAGACTGCCGTGGCAAAGCCCAGCATGTTATGTTGCGCCGCAGCAAGCGACACGCGCTTCTCCCGCACCTCCAAATCGTTGAACAACTCCATCTTTTCTTGGAGTGTCATGGTCGGCAGCGCTTTCATCAGCGCTTCCAGCTCCTGTTTGTTCAGCGATGTGAGGATGTCAGGCGTCATTGGAAAGAACGGCTTCCTGAATATCGACTACGCCCATGAACCGATTGAGTTTTTCCTTGATGCGCTGCTCCAACTCGGTGTCGGTGAGCGATTCTTTCTGGACTTCAATTTTGTCGGTGAACAATCCCACCTCGGTCACCTTGCCAAGTAGGCCGAGCGCCTTAAGGCGGATGTTCGCGTTGGGGTTTTGGGTTTCTTCCACCAGTTTGGCGACGGTGTAGCCGCGCAGTTCCTTGGCTTGGTGGATGAACTCCCAGTCGTAAGCAGTCAGCATTCCCACCAGATGCTGCACCGCAGCAGGCGTCTTGACCTGTGCCAGCGCAGTGTGGGTAATTTCTTCCGGTGATGCGGAAACCAGATTTGCAAAGGTCTCTTGCGCGGCTTTGGTGTCAAGTGCAGTTGCCAGCTCTGTGCTGTCTACCGCACCCATCTGCTTCAGCCAGTCGGTGGTGTTGATTTTGGCGTTGAGCAAAGCCGTGGGGTCAGCCTTCCTTACCGCTTCCACGGGGCGTGGGCGGTTGGGGAGAATCTCCGGGTCGAAATCAATCAGGTGTTCAAACATGCGTAGGTATTGTGACCTCGTTGGACACAGTGTATACTACTTCTCGGTAGGTGTGCAATTTTTGTGCATTTGCTTCTCCTTGGTAGGTAACACTATCCTTAAACCCCCGGCCTCAAAAACCGGGGATTTTTTTTTGAAATTTTTTGGGCCTGCCTATTTTTTAAGCAAGGGGGTGGGTTGGCATGTCTAAGGTTTTACAAAGTACTGGGAGCGTGTGGGGAATAGTGTTTGGGGCAACGGCGCGTCGTTTGCTGCATAAGGGGTGATACCCCCGTGGTGGGGTGCGGGCAGAGGGGGCCGGATAACCCCGATATACCCCCACTTGCTACAGTTGAGGCATCGGTTAGGGATTGGCCCTGCCCGATACTGAGACACTTTGTCTCACCTACTCTCTGGAGAAAATCTATGACTTTCAATCTCATCGCAATCAATGCTGCCATCATCTCTGCCCTGCAAGCAGGCGACACCTTCGAGGCCGCGCTCACCGAGCTGCAATCCCTGCTCAAAGGGGCAGACCGCCCGACAGTCAAAGGCATCGTCTGCCCGATGGTGGCGGCGCACTACGGCGAAGTGTTCGCCGATGGCGAGTGGGCCGATAGTGGCTGCGCGGCGAAACGCAAGGCCAACCGAGTAATCAAGGCTATCGTGGAGCCAGCGGCCGCACCGAAAGAATCGGCGCATACCGCCGTTGACGAGAAGGTGTTGGCCGCACTGGTTGGCACAGTCGTGAAAGCCGGTTTGACCAAGCAGGAATTCGGCGCAATGCTGACTGCTCTGCGCGCCGCTATCGCTTTCGAGTAACTGAGACAGTTTGTCTCACCTGTTTCCGTGCAAGACCTCGAGGGCGGGGCTTGTGCGGTGTTTCTTTT